GGTTAACATACTCTCTACACTCCCTTATGAACAATCCAAAAAATCTGAGTTATAAAAAACCAAATGAAGATCGAACAAATCCCAACCGAGAAGCTCATTCCCTACGCGCGAAACGCAAAAAAACACGACGCCGCTCAGGTCTCGAAACTAGCCGGTAGCATCCGCGAGTTTGGTTTTAACAATCCTGTCTTGATCGACCGCGACAACGGCATCATCGCCGGTCACGGTCGCGTGATGGCGGCGCAGAAGTTGGAGCTGAAAGACGTGCCGTGCATCCGGCTCGGACATCTTACCGACAACCAACGCAAGGCATACATCATTGCGGACAACCGGCTCGCTGAAGTCAACAGCGGATGGAATGAAGAATTGTTGAAACTTGAAATCAAAGACATCGACTGGGGTGAGCTGAAAGAAATCAGCGTAGATGACTTTGAATTTGGTGAGATTGACTTTGATAAGGAGATAACCGAAACCTCCGCCGTCGATGCCGAACCCCAGATCGACAAAGCCGAAGAACTCCGCGCCAAGTGGGGCGTCGAGCCGGGCCAGCTTTGGGAGCTTGGCGACCATCGGTTGCTGTGCGGGGATAGTTCTAAAATTAAATTTGGAGAAGATTGCCCGACATTGTTTTTCGACCCGCCGTGGGATGCAATGAAGTCAACAGAGCGGAGAAATAATGTTTTATCATTTGCTGACGGGCAACGCTTGCACGATGTCGTTAATATATTTGGTGCGCCAAATTGGTTGTTCGTGTGGGATTGCGTTTCGTCTTGGTATACCCCAAACCGACCGTTAAGAAGAATGAAATTGTGCGCTTTTTATGGCGAAATACAAAACTACAATCCTGACGGATCTCACTACGGCGACGCTGGAGAACAACGGGAAGTATTCAACAGCCGAGGTTGTTACACATTCAAACCTGACCCGCGCGGCAAACATTTGTCGGATGTTTTTTCTGCGCCAATAACCAAGCTCCATTCGGACAGTGAGCATTCGCATAGCAAGCCGATGGATTGGATTAGAATGCTTATAGCAAATTGCACCACCGGTGATGTCTATGATCCTTACGCGGGTTCGGGGACATGTTTGATGGCATGCGAACAGTTAAAACGAAAATGCCGAGCCGTTGAAATCGACCCGGCATTTTGCGCTGTGATTATTGATAGGTGGGCTACGGCAACAGGAGGAATTCCAAAAATTTCTGATGAAACTATTCGTGCATGATAGCCACCCGAACTTCGGTGTAATCCGTAGGCCGCACCGAACGGCGACCGCTCGGCAGGATATAGTTGGCCGATGCGCTCCACAGCACATCAGAGTCCGCAGCATGAATCCCGCTTTCAACGTGGAATCCCCGCGCATGACTGTATCGAATGGTAGGGTTACTCGCAGGAGTGCGAAACGCCGCATCAATCGCGATGACAAAACCTGCCCTACCACCTGTGAGTGTGAGCGGGCGGCCCCCGCGCTTGCCATTATTGCGGGCAGCAGTGGCTTTGGATTCTGTGGTGATGCTACCGAGCAGTGCGGCGGCTTTGCTTGTGGTTTCTGGTGTTTTCATTACGCCAATAAAATAACCCAACGCTCGGTTATATGTCAAACAATTTTTTTTAAATAAAAATGCCAAAGAAAACCCAACCACCGCAACCCGCATCCGATCTCCAGGGGAAGATCCGCGAAGCCGAGTTCAAAAACATCCTTCAAAAACTGAAGGACGGCAAGACGCTGACGGCGCGAGAGTCGAAGATCGCGGCAGAGTTTGCGGCAAAGCGGGACGGTAAAGGGCTAACGCAGGCCGAGCTTGCAGCGGCATGGGGCATGACGCAGCCGAACATCCACAAGATGGTCAAGCAGGGAATGCCTATGACCAGCATCGAGGCCGCTACGGAGTGGAGGAAGGACTGGCTCGAAACGCATGGGCGAGGCGACACCGCGCCGGAGAACATCCAGCAGGCGAAGTTGCGGAAGACATTACTGGAATGCGAGAAGATCGAGTTTGCGCTTTCGGTTGATCGCGGTGAATACATCAAAAACGCCGTAGTCCGCGAATCAGGCATCCGCATCGGCGCGATCTTCTCGGCAAAACTTGCGGCATTGGTCAACGACGCATCGGGCGCGCTGGCTGGGCTAGACGAGTCAACCCTACGGAAGAAACTGCACGAGCGCACGCAGTCGATCCTTGCCGAGATCAGAACTGAACTTGAGAAGGTATGACTAAAAAAGAACTCTGGAAAATATACTGCAAGCGAAATCCATCCTTCGATGGAGATGGCAACGTGACGATGTCCGCTGCCGGTCTTCGCAAGATGTTTTGTCAGACGTGGGAAATTGCAATGTATGATGGAGAAGAGGAGTCGAGTTCTAAACAACCGGCGTCTCCGAATGTAGACGCGCTCAAACACATTTTCGGAATGCGATGAATGCACTAGCACAAGGCATCCGCGACGGCATCAAGCTGGCATTCGACGGAACAATTTTAGATTGGGCAAGCGATCACGTTAGTTTTCCTAACTCGGATCGCGCTTCGCGCTTCGATCCTTCTGTTGCGCCGTGGCTCAACGCTCCGCTATTGGCCGCAAGTGATGACGAGACCACGCAAGTCTTTCTTCGCGCACCGACCGGAGGAGGAAAGACAACGATGATGGAAACGCTGGCCTGCTTTATCGTGGCTCAAAAGCCTGGGCCGACTTTGTTCGTGGGTCAAACTGATGACATGGTGAAGGATTGGACAGAATCGCGCCTATTGCCGATCTTTCAAGAGTGCAAGCCTGTTCGCGACCTGTTCCCAGAAGACCGACACGCTCTGAGAAAAACGACTATACTTTTCCCACACATGGTTCTCTTCGCAGGCGGTGCGAACATGACGAACCTACAAGAAAAATCCATGCGCTATTGCATCGGCGACGAGGTCTGGCGGTGGAAAAGCGGGATGATAAAAGAGTTGAAGGCCAGACACCACGACCGCTGGAACCGCAAGACGCTTCTCGTCTCGCAGGGATGGGACGCAGGACATGAAGCGGACGCGGAATGGGACAGCGGAACGCGAGAAGTCTGGGGTTGGACGTGTTCCCAATGTGGGAACTGGCAGCGTTACTTGTTCGATCAGATCGAATATGTGACCGAACGCGACGACAAGGGGGGCATCCTTTGGGATAAGGTGCAAGACTCGGTCAACATGAAGTGCGAGCATTGCGAAACACGCTACAAAGACGACGCCAGCACTCGACGCAACCTTGCAAATACTGCAACCTACCGCGCACTCAACCCGCACCCGGTGCGAGGTCATCGCTCGTTCGAATATCCGGCTTACGCCGTCTGGTGGATTCCTTGGTTTTCTATCGTCAAAGAATGGATTGAAGCCAACGAAGCCAAGTCATCTGGCAACTTGGAACCGCTCAAACAATTTGTTCAAAAAAGAAAGGCGCAGACGTGGCAGGACGAAGTGACGAGCGACCTACCGGAGATCACTACCGGCGACTATGCGAAGGCCGAGTATCTTGAGGGCCAGAAGATCGACGGCGAACACAGACGCTTTATGTGCGTCGATAAACAGCGCGATCACTTCTGGTGCATCGTCCGCGCCTTCCGAGTGGACGGATCTTCGATGCTATTGCACGAGTCGCGTCCGCTAACTTGGGAGACGCTCGACGCCATCCAGCAACAATTCGACGTAGTGCCGCGGTGCGTTGTTGTTGATGCCGGTTACGATACTCCGCTTGTTTACGAACAATGCGCTCGGCGTGGGTGGACGGCATCGCACGGATCGGGGCAGGAAGGTTTTTATCATCTCGACGGCGGCAGGCGCACGCGGCGTTTTGTTTCAAAGATCGAAGGAGCGCAAGCCGGAAGCGATGGTTTGAAATGCGCTTATTTCTTTTTCTCGAACGAAGGCATAAAAGACAAACTCGCTTCACTTCGCCAAGCTGACGCAGTTCCGAAATGGGAAGTTGCGCGGGATGTTTCGGATGACTACCGCAAGCAAATGCTCTCGGAGATGAAGAAGGACGTCACCAACTCCAAAACCAAACAAGTCGAGCAACGATGGGTTCGCATCGGCGGCAGGCCGAACCATCTGTGGGACTGCGAGTGTATCGCGCTTGCGGCTGCGATGCTGGCTGGCGTTTTGCCGATAGGCGAGAATTGACACAACGAACTTTTAAATGGCGATGAACAAATCATTCTTCGGTTTGCCGCTTGCAACCTTGCAAGAATTGCAGACCGATTTCACGGCTTGCTTAAAAGCGATTGCCATTGCAGGCGCGTCTTACAGCATAGCAGGCCGCTCGTTTACTCGCGCCAATCTTGCCGAGGTCGCGCAGACAATAAAAGAGTTGCAAGCCGCTATTGACAACGCCAGCGGGAATAGGGTATCACGCTACACGCCGACTTTCCCGACGCAACGACCATGACGCAAGACATAATCACCAAAGCCATTTCGTTCGTGTCTCCCAAGGCCGCGCTCGATCGCATGGTCAACCAGGCGAAGCTGCGAAACTTCGGTCGCTTCGATTCTGCTTTGACAAGCGAGAAGCGCGGGATCAGCCGCGGCGTATCCGGTGGCGAGGACACAAGCGGAACTCGGGAACGATTCGCTCTCATCCGAGCCGCTCGCGATCTTGCCGACAATTTCCCGCCGGTTCGTTCTCTCCTTCTCAAATTTGCAACCTACGTCTCGGGACGCATCGCTTATCAAGCGCGAACCGGCAACCGCGAAGCGGATACTGCCATCGAACGCTACTGGCAAAAGTGGTGTAACGACTGTGATTTCTTGGGGCGTCACAATTTCACAACCTTGCTACAACTCGCAGTTACCGCAATGCTTCGCGATGGAGACTGCGGATTCATCATCGTTCGCGACCGCGAAGATTTAAAACTACAAAGCGTCGAGGCCGACCGCATCGGATCGCCTTACGACCAAACCGACACCGACAAATACATCGGTGGCATCAACATTGACGACTATGGGCGACCCGTTTCTTACACTATATTTACGCGCACTATCAATAACCAGTATATCTCTCCTGTTAATATTGGTGCAAAAGAGTTTATCCACCTATTCGACGCGGCAAGACTTGACGAATATCGCGGACGCTCTGCTTTCGCTACTGCGCTAAACGCAACCCGCGATCTGCAAGAAGCGATCAAGGCCGAAGTGCAGGCGATCAAATACGCGAGCTATCAGTCCGGCGTCATCACCACCGAGAGCGGAGCCGCAGACGCTGGCGACTACTTTGCTCGCGGAAACACGAACGATCAAGGCCAAGTCGCACGATTGCAGTCGCTCGACCCTGGAACGGTAAACTATCTAAGCGCAGGCGAGAAAATGGAAATGTTCAAGTCGGACAGACCGACAGGCGCATTCGGAGAATTTATCCGCTTGGTTCAAGCGCACATTTGCATGGCCGTTGGACTTCCTTACGGCTTCGCATTCGACGCAGATAAGAGCGGCCCTATGGCTCGAATGGAGGCCGCGATGGCCGAGCGAACATTTCTTCGGTGGCGTGGACTCTTGGAAGGTCAATTTCTCAACCGTATCAAGAATGTTATTCTTCTTGACGCCGCTTCTCGAGGACTCATTCCAGATTCCGAATACCTTCTTGATGGCCGCTGGTGCTGGCCTGCCAAGGTTTCGATTGACTACGGGCGCGAAGCCAATGCCGATATTGCGCTTTGGAAAGCTGGCTTGAAAACAGCAGGACAGATTTACTCCGACATGGGAGAGGACTACGAGGAAGCACTCCGTGCAAGGGCGAAGGAAGCAAACATGATCAAGGAACTTGGTCAAGAGTTCGACATCCAACCCAACCGCATTTCTGATTCCGTTCCGATTACTGCTATCGACACGATCTTTGACGAGAGCAAGAACGAAGCACCGCCGCTTATCGAGAGCATCGGCATCGGTGGCACGGATGCGCTTTCCGGCATCCTCTCCTCGCTCGGTCGCGGCGAACTTTCAGCGGAACAAGTCGCCGTCATCCTTCGCGTTGTATTCGGAATGGACGAAGCGAACGCAAACAAAATCATCAACGCCGAACCAGCAAAGCCGCAGGAGGAACCAACTCCGTCAGCATTTGAGGCCGATCAGAACAAGCCTAGCAAGGGAATGATTGAGGAAGCCGCTCGTGGCTTGGAGTGGCGCAGGAAATACAACCGAGGCGGAACCGAGGTCGGAGTTGCACGCGCTCGCGACATCTCGAACGGAAAGAATCTTTCGGACGATACCGTCAAAAGAATGCACTCGTTTTTTTCACGTCACGAAGTCGATAAAAAGGGACAGGGCTTTCAACCAGGAGAAGATGGATTCCCATCCGCAGGCCGCATCGCATGGGCGTTGTGGGGTGGAGATGCAGGGCAGACATGGGCCGCTAATAAGACGAGCGTGATGGCAGCAAAAGAAGCTGCGTCAAAACAAAAGGGAATGAAATTCTCACGAGATAAACACGGGAGATTTAACGGAGTTAATTTGATATCCGAACTGGTAATGCCCACCCCATCGATAGGCGAATCTAAATCTGACTTCGTCTCTCGCTGTATGGGCGATGATGTGATGATCTCCGAATACCCAGAAACCGCACAACGCGCAGCAGTCTGCCAAGCACAAACCAAATGATAACACAAGGAATAGCACTCTCAGCAAAGCAAGCCTTTTTGATAGGGCTGCATCAACCTAATGATCAATACAAAATCGCGCTATACAGAACGGATGCGAAGATCGGGCCCGAACTTCAGAAATACACGCCGAACGGCGAGATTAGCGGCAACGGGTATGAGGCCGGTGGCGTAAAGCTATCGGGATTCAAGACAGGCGTTGCAGGAAAATCAGCTTGGGTTTCGTTCGATGACATCAAACTGAGCCGCGCATCATTCCAGGCTGCTGGAGCTGTTGTTTACAATGCGTCAAAAGATAATGCTGTAATGTGCGTCCTTGCCTTTGGTGGCGAACGTGGCGTTTTTGACGGAACATTTGAACTTAAGTTCCCTAAACCAACCGAAACGAATGCTCTAATATTGCTCGCATGATCGCGTCAAACATCCTGCAAAATGGCGTCGGCACTTTTTGCACGTTTACGCCGCGAGAAAATCAACCGCCTGCAACAGCATTTGCAACGCTTGACACGCGAAATTCTATCGCCGTATTAGATTTCAACGACACGACAGTCCAGAATGCTGTTTTCCTCGACGTCATTCCACAATTCGCAATACTCACAAGCGGTTTAAAAATCCGTTTGATTTGGACTGCCGCAACAGCAACATCTGGAAATTGCGTGTGGCAAGTTGCATTAGAGAGAATGACCACCGATATAGACGCCGACTCGTTCGATACGTCAGCGAGCGCAACGGCAGCAACAAGCGGAACAAGCGGCATTCCAAATTATACAGAGATTACGCTCACGACAATCGACTCCGTCACCGCTGGCGATGGATTCCGATTGAAAGTCACACGCAATGCAACAAGCGCATCTGACACAATGACAGGTGATGCCGAGTTGATCGCCGTCGAAGTGAGGAGCGCGGCTTAATTATGGCTTACGATTTTGACGGAACAAATCAGTCTCTTACGAGAGCTTCTGCACCAGTCACGGCAGTGCCATTAACTATGGCGTGTTGGTTTAATCCTGATTTATTGCAAGATGCGGCTTTGTGTGCAGTCGATAGCACTGGGGGGGGGGCTGGATCTTGGTTTGGATTATTTACTGGTCTTACAGGAGTTGTTTTTGCATCGACAACAAGTTCTGGAAACCAATCCAATGCTACAACCACCGCAACTTATACAACAGGATCATGGAATCATTGTTGTGGAGTTTTTTCAGCAACCAATTCAAGAACAATTTATTTAAATGGATCAAATGCAGTGACAAATACGACAAATAGAACTCCTGCCTTTTTAGCTGAAACAGTAATTGGTGCAAGAAGAGTCAGCACTATTCTCGGAGCATACTTCAATGGAAAAATTGCGGAAGTCGGAATTTGGAACGCTGCGCTCACTGCACAAGAAGTTGCCTCCCTCGCCAAAGGAATGACCTGTGATAAAATCCGTCCGCAGTCATTGGTTTCTTATGTGCCGATTGTCCGTGAACTCATCGACCAGAAGGGCGGTTTAACTATCACCAACAACAACGGCGCAACCGTCGATAACCATACAAGAGTATATGCCTAATTATTACAATCGAACAAATCCTTCCGATCTTCGTGATTTGGCGCAATCTTTGATCGACACTTGGGAAGAATCAAACAATCCGAAATTGCAAGAATGGATTGAGGCTCCCCCAAAACCATCGCCTAATGCGATATGGGATAATGGTCAATGGGTAATTCCACCGCCGCCTTCGTGGACAGCAGAAGAATGGTTGAACCAGGAAGGATACAATTCAACGGGGCTTGTGACGCTTCTTGATTTGAGCGGACAACTAATTTCAGTAGGCAAATCCTCGCCAAAGTTGACGGCAGTTAAGGGTTGGACGGATGGGATGATCGCCGCATACGCGGCAGATCAGTCGCCGCGAAGCGATTGGACAAATGCCCCATTTGGATTTACAGAAACAACGCAAGAAGCGATCGCAATATTGAACTCCTAAATATATGGCAAACGAATTAAATACAGCACAACCGGCAACAGGTCTCACGATAACGGCTCAACTCTTTAACTCTGGAATCACGGTTGGGTCGGCGATAACTTGCGCTGAGATTGGAACAACTCGTTTTTATTCGGGCAATATGCCAGCGATCACGGCAGGGACATATCAGGTTGCTTTCTATAATTCAACAACTCCTATTGCCAGCGGCTCGATTGCGTGGAATGGCAGTGCCGAGATTCTAATCAACGACCTCTCCACTGCAACAACCGCAGGAACGGCAATCGCCGTCTGGGACGAGTTGATGTCCAACCATACAACATCCGGGACATACGGCGGAAGGATCGTGCGTGCGACCAACGCAAACGTCGAATTGCAAATTAATGCGCAAAATCACGCAGCAGCCAATGTTCATCAATTTCAAGCCGCCGTCATTGAGTCTGCGGCCTTCGCCACAAGCGCAGTCACGCTTTTTACAGACGCGATGCGAACGGAACTCACGCCAGAACTCACGGAGATAACCGAGGTTCACGCAATCCACGGACTCGATATCGCAAACGCGCTCACGGTCACTCCGACGAGCAGAACATCGGGCGCGATCACTCAATCGATCACCGGCGACGGAACCACAAACACCGTAGTAACGAGAGTCTAAGCGTATGCTCGCCTCCCTGCTAATCGCAACGCAGGGCTTAATTCCAAGCCCAACGCCGTTATCTATCGGCGTTCAAGGATTGCTGTTTATTTCGGTCGTTCCGCCTGTTCCAATCAACCCAATCGATCTTCCTGGTGGTGGTGGAGGGGAGAGATTACGCAAAGACACTATCGTTAGTGTTCGCGGAAATAAAATCCGAATCACTTGCCATGCTCCGAGCTTAGAAGTTTCTTCGTCATTTAAAGTCGAAGGTTGTCGAACAGGAGTAAATCTCAGCGAAGTCGGAATTGATTGCTTGGCGATGGTGGAAGCAATAGGAACTCGCACGTATTTGTGCTCATCGAGGGCGCGACAAAGAATATCCACTTCATTCGAGATCGTAGGATGCGCTCCAGATGACGAGGCGCAAATCATGGCCGTTGTGCAGTCGGCACTTGAGCAGCAAATTCTTGATGAAATTGTGAATCAATACTCGGATTAACTTTTGACATCCGCGCCTTCGCATGGATGTCATCGAAGGAGTTTCAATCATTTCAATCGGCGAGGCTAAAGGCCACGGTCTCTATGTTGACGAGACAACTTTGATGCAAGTCAAAGAGTGCGCCGAGTCCTACAAGGGCGGCGTAAAGGTCAATCTCGACCACGGCGCAGGCATCAAAGACATTGTCGGATTCGTGAACAATTTCCGCATCGTCGGGAAACAACTCTTGGGCGATCTCAATCTGCTCGAAACATCGCCAATGCGCGACTACGTGATGGAGATTTCAAGCAAACTCCCAGACACGTTCGGCATCAGCATCGCATTCACAGGGCCGATCCGCGAAGTTGAGGGACTCGCCTTCGCGAGTTGCACCGAGCTTTACAGCGCAGACCTTGTTCAAACACCAGCCGCAAATGCGACAGGTCTTTTCAGTTTTACGGCAAAGCAAGTTGACAGTTTTTCCAAACAAATGACCGATCCAGAAAAAACCGAGGCTCCCGAGGGAGAAGTAGAAGTCACAATCGCCGAACTTGCAAAACGTATGGAAGCTCTTGAGCTCTCTTTCGGCGCGATGAAAACTCAGATGGAAGCAATGCTTCCAGCTGAAGAGCCAGCAGCAGAGCCAGCCAAAGAAGAGATGACCGCTGAACTCAACGTCATTTCCAAACTCGAAGCAAAGCTCGATTCTATCATCAGCAACTTCGGAGCCGCTCCAGTAAAGGCATCGGTCATCGCTGAAGAGAAAGCAGTCGAAAAATTCGACCTCAAATCAGTCATCGTGCAGAAGACCGAGGAACTCGGCAGCCGCACCGAGGCCATTCGATTCGCGATGCGTAATCACCGCGAAGCCTACATCGAAGCCCGCGATAACAACGAACTTAACTTTTAATCAAACAAATTTATGGCAACCCAAAACGATACCGGAATCCGAAGCTTCGCTTTCGCTTCCGCAATTACTGCGAACACACTCGTGAACATCACGGGTGCAAACGCTGCGCAAGCGGCATCAACCGGCTCTAACGCCATCGGAGTCGTGCAGAACGACGTCGCCGCTGGAAATCAAGGAGCCGTTAAACTTTTTTTCCCAACCCAATTCGGAATCCTTTCCGGAATTGCGACAGCCGGTAACACCGTCTTCGCAGTTACGAGCGGATTGGTTGTCGGAACATACGCCAACGCATCGACCGTTACTCTTGGAGTTGCGATCAACAGCGGCGTTTCCGGTGACGTTGTCGAATACGTTCCTAAATTCAACCAATAATCTAATACCACTATGGCACTCTCCTACACAACTATCCGCGCCGATATCGCGCAGGCCGTCTACGAAGGTCTGTCGAACAAAAACAACTTGTTCATCGGAACCGAAGTGATGCCAGTTTACTCGTCCGACGTTAAGTCCGGCGCGTATCTGAAGCTGAACATCGGTGATTCTGAAACTCTCAACGACGACGTTCTCAAGATCGCCGCTGGTGCTGGATATCCCCGCACAAGCCGCCGGTTCACGAGCGATTCTTTCGACGCGATCGAATACGGTCTCGAAGAGGTTCTCCCTGATTCTAACCGCCGCGACCTCGACCGCTTTTTCGACACCGAAGTGAACATCGCTTCGATGTTGCTTCGCCAAATCCAAATCAGCCACGAGGCTCGTGTTGCTACCGCAGCATTCGCCGCTAACGGTCTGACCGCGATCAGCGCAACAGCAGCCTATACAGAAGCCAACATCACCAGCTTCGACGTTCCTGGTGACGTAGCAGCGGCCAAGTTGGAACTCGCCAAATATGGCGTTCTTCCAAACACATTGATCATGTCCATGCCTTTGTTCGAGCGCATCCGCCGCTCTGCCAAAGTGCAGAACCAGTTCTTCGGCATCGTTCCTTCGGATCAAAGCCGTCTCCTCAGCGAAGGCGAAGTTGCCGCCGCCGTCGGAGTCGACCGCGTTCTCGTGGGCCGCGCACCAAAGAACAACGCCGCAAAAGGCCAAGCCTATTCCGGTGGATTCATCTGGAGCAACACCTACCTCGCACTCGCCACAACCTCCGGCGGAGACTTCTCTGGTGGTGGATTCGGTCGCACGATTGTATGGGCCGCTGATAGTCCCGTGCCTTTCGTCTCTGAAACCTACCGAGACGAAGCTCGCCGCGCTAATGTTCTCCGCGTTCGTCAGAACTCGGCTGAGAAAGTTATCGATGGTTCCAGCATTATCCGCATCACCACGGGATTCGCCTAAGATTCCCTAGCAAGACCGCATCGGAAAAGCCACCTCGAAAGGGGTGGCTTTTTTGTTTTGTTGACATATTCATCAAGTGTAAACATGAAACAAAAACAGAAGCTAGTCGCAGGGCTTATCTGCGGCAACGAAGAACCGCGCATCGAGCGATGCGTTAAGTCACTCAAACAAATCTGCAACGAGATCGTTATCGTTCGAGCAATCGGGTCACTCGCACCGGATCGCACGCTCGACATCGCTAGGGAACTCGGTTGTCACGTTGACGAATATCTCAATTCTCCGTTGGTCGCAGATTGGCAGCATCTCGACAACTTCGGAGAGGCTAGAAACAAAGCATTCGCGAAGGCATACGAACTCGCAGGGAAAGACGGCTGGGTTATGTGGGCCGATTGCGACGACATTATTGAGCCGCACATGGTCGCCCCTACGCTTGCCGCGCTTGAGGAATGTCCACCAGAGCAAGATTGGATATTGACCGACTACGTTATTCCCGAACAAGGCAAACGCGCACCACGCGAGCGTTTCTTTCGCTACAAAACAGCATGGTGGCATCGGCCTGTGCATGAGAACGCACAACCGACGAAGGACGTTTCGGTCTGTATGCGCCGAGACCTAGAGATTGTCCATGCACCGCCAGTTGGACAACGCAACAGCAGCGAGCGCAACCGCAGGATTCTCATGCACCAAGACCGCATGACATCGCATTTCAAGTTTTACCTGCACTACGAAAACTTTATCGCCGGGAAAAAAGAACTCGCCGCGAAATACGGATCGGAGGCACTAGCCTTGACCGATCTGGACGGCGTCAACCGCTACGAAATCCTTTTAAACTGCGCCAACATTACGAGCGGAGAGACATCGCTCAACCTTGCACGAAAGGCCAAGGAGCTTGAACCGAAACGCCGCGAAGCCTACGGACTAGAAGCGAGCATTCTGCTTGATGAGAAAAAATACCAAGAAGCGTTAAAAGTGGTGGAAGAAATGCTCGCAGTTCCGACACCGAAGTTCCCTCAATGGACGCACCGAAAGGAGTGGTATGGGTGGAAGGGAGATCAACTATACGCATGGACGCTTCGCCTTCTCGGACGAAACGAAGATGCCGAAGAGATCGAGCGCGAGACGCTGGCAGGATCAAGCAAGCCCAAGATTTCACTCGTCCACGCAACGCGAGGAAGGCCGGTAGAGGCCGTGCAATGTATGACGCTATGGTTATCCCGCGCAACGCACCCAGAGCGCGTAGAACATATCTTTGCGGTCGATCACGACGACGACAAGGCGGACGTTCTAAAACGATTCCGATCTGTGACGCAAAAAGAGGGTGGTTTTTCCGTCGGAGCTTGGAATCTCGGAGCCGCGCAAGCGACTGGTGATATTATAATTCAACTCTCGGACGATTGGGAATGCCCCCCAGGGTGGGACGAGATGATAGAAAAGCGTCTCGACATTTCAAAACCACAGGTGCTTCGTATCTCGGACGGATATAGAAAAGACGATTTACTTTGCATGGCGATCTTGACGCGCAAATATTATGAGCAACATGGACTATTCAACCCGCGATTCAGAAACGTATACAGCGACACCGACTTCACCTTTCGTGCCGCGAAAAATGGGGCGATTGTTGATGCTCGCGATATTAGCATCGTTCATCACCACCCGTTTTTTGAAGAGCGTCCGCTCGATGCTACATACGAGCGCGGCAACGATCCTGCGGAGTATGCAAGGGCAAAAGAAATCTTCGACGAACTCCACCCGAAATGAATAACACACCAGAATTTATGACGCAAGATCATGCTCTTGTCGATTTGGATAATATGCAAGACCAGCGAGACCTTGCTATGAAGGTTCTAAAACGGCTAGAACGCGAGCGCGACGAGGCGATAGCATCTCGGAAAGCCTCTGCTGCCGATTGGCTTTTACAAGTAGAGAATGCTGACAAGCGCGTGTCAGAGGCTAAGAAAATGGCGGCAAGGGCTGTGCAGGATGCGGACAGGCTGGAGCGCGAGCGCGACGAGGCGAGGGAGGCGTTTAAAGAGATGTGGCGATCTGGAGATGCCTTTTTGCCGCACGTTGATTCTGAGACAATAAACCGCTGGCGCAAAGCCGCTGGATGGGAGGAAACAAAATGAATAAAGACGTCACTCTAATCGTATTTGAAGGATTGAAAACGAGGCACGAACAAAGCGAAAAGTTGTTCAACCACCTTTGCGGGCTAGGTGGATTCGGAGACGCCGTTTACATCGCGGAGGACTGCAACTATCAACAGGCTATGCATTGGGAACTAGGCCGCTTTGCCGACTATATCGACACCTCGCACGCGCTCATCTGCACTCATGACGGCTTCATTGCCAATCCGCGCCTGTGGAAGGATTCGTGGCTTGAATATGATATGATCGGCGCACCGTGGCCAGCGTTCTGGAACGTAGGGCATCGAGTGGGCAACACCGGATTCACGCTCCAGAGCATGAAATTCTTGGAGATGGCAGCGAATGCGGAGTCTCTCTGGAGTGGCGAAGCTGGCGATGTCTTTCTATGCCGAACAATGGAGAAGGAATTTAAAAGCAACGGCATCAAATACGCTCCGGTAGACGTAGCGGCGGCGTTCTCTTGGGAACATTACATCGAGGAAAATACGGCGGGGCCAGATCGTTCGTTCGGATTCCACGGCTGGGTCGCAGGGAAATCATCGGAACAATATTACACGTTTTGAACATCTTAATTGTTTATCATTTGCGACTCGGAGACATCGCACGTTGCTTGCCAATCGCGAAGCATTTCGCGGATCAGGGACACAACGTCACCTTTGAGTGCCTGCCTGATTACCACGGCCTTTTCGCGATGGTCGATTACTGCCAGCCGATCTATCCGCAAAATGATCACAGCGGATTTGACCGCATCATCAACTTGCAAATCTGGCCTGATCGTCACGAACATTTTTGCGCCAGTCCGCTGAGTTGGAGTGACTACGTTTACGGACTCCTTCCAGAAGGAAAAGATATCGACAGGCAGATTGTTCTTAACTCTCCCGCAATAGTCACGCCGCCTGAACTTAGGTCATGGGTTCTTTGTTTTCCTACTGGATACAGCCAGGATAAAAAGATCGACCCTCGCGATGTCATTACAGCCGCGCATCAAATCGCTAACGGAAAGCCTGTTCTTTGCGCGGGAAAGGCCGCTCACGGCATGGCTGAATTTGAGACGATAGAATATATGTGCGCGTATATACGAGATGCAAACGAGGTTGTGACGATCAACACCTCGACAAGCATTTTATCATCTGCACTCCGAAAAAGTTGGGTTCACATTTCGGATAGCCCGAAGCACGATTTTACGCATCCGAATCAGCGCAGGATCGAGCGCAAGTTTTGACGCATTCCCCACAATGTGGGAATGCTCGACATATTTACTAACGACCTAGCCGCGATGCTGGACGAGTTGCCGGTCGTTGTGACGTTCGGAGATGCAACATTCGTTGCCAATCGGACAACATACCGCCGCGACAACAGCCTAGCAGACGGCGGATTTATGAACTCCGCATCGATGACGCTCACCGCGCCTTATTCGGCGGTAGTTCAGACAATATCTTTGGGCGACATCCTCACGGTCGGTGGCATCCGCTTGCGCGTTACGTCCGCCGACCTTTCGCAGGATGCCGTTTCTGTCGATTTCAGCCTTGAAGATATTAACAAATGATCACCGACGCAACCTACACGCTGACGCTTGAAAAGGCATTGACCGACACCTTCGTTCTCGCGCTCCAACAAGAGATGCAGAGCGCACTTGTGGTAACAGCCGCCGAGAACTTCGGCACAATGACATTGCCAGCGTGCTTCGTTAAATGCACTCGTCAGCGCGAGAGCATTATCGACTCCGCAATTTTCCAGTTCGCCGTTGATATCGCTTTGATCGTGCAGGCCGACGACATGGATCAAATGGCAATGGAAAACTTGTGGTCGCAAGTGCTGTGCGTCTCGCACGACATCACCGGACTCAAGACCAAGCTGAACGCCGTGCGTCCGCAATACGCTTTCGTTTTCGGTATCCTTCGGGATGGCCCAGTTTCGCTCTCGTCAAACGAGCGGCATTTCGAGCGATCGGTCACGATCACGGTTCACGCCGCGCTTTTTGCAAGTTGACAATTTCCACGAATTATATGCCAGCCACCGTAATCACATCAACTGTCGCCTCGGGCGTCGAATTTGGCCTTCAACAAGAGACAGGTCTCCTTCTTAATTCATTCTCACGCTCCGTCCAGAGCGATAAAGCCACCGTCATGGACGCGCTCGGCGATACCGTAGCCGTAGCCTATTTCAACAAGTCGGCAACAATCTCGCTTGATGGCGTCATCAACGGCGGCGTGGCTTACGAACTCGCTAACATCCTTACTCTCGCTAACGACACGACCTCCTATGGCGTGTCTGGCGGTGCTGTCATCGTCGATTCCGTTGCCGAGACTACCGGCGCAGGCACATTCAAGACTATCAACGTGTCGGCAACGCAGTATCCCGAAATCGTCTAACAACCCTGGCTGATGCCGCTGGCTCCCCGGCTAAAGGGAGCCGCCTTATATAAGAATCAAAAACATGGACGCAAATAAGAAATTTTTCCACACGATCAACCTGAAGGCCGCTGTAGCACTCGCTACAATGGGCTTTAAAATGAACTTCCCGCCGGTTACTCGACTGGTGCGCTCCGACGGCAAAGAGTCCACGGAGTTCTGGTTTGAGGGCGAGAACTCAAAAGGTCAAGACGCTTCACACGTCTATCGCCAAATGACCAAGGACGGCGACGAACTCGAATCAAAAGACCCAGAGAACCCGCTCTGCTACATCCGCGCCGCACTAGCGAACCGCGATGTCTTAGTGGACATCATTCGCAACACTCCGCGCTTGATCGAGATCGAACACAACGGAAAACGCATCGCCATTTCGGAAAATGCTTCGGACAAAACGAAGCAGGAAATGACCAGATTTTTAAAATAATTATATGAAAAAAAACAAAGATAACGAACTGCAAAAAGACGACGAAATCCTCCGCATCCAAGCGATGGAAGACGGGCCGAAGATCGTGAATGGACGCATCCTGCGACCGATCACCGCGCTCACGATTAGCTGGATGCAACGCAACGAAGTCTTTTCCGGCAACATGGACTTGGTCTGGAAATCTGCCGCATTCGCCTATCTTCACGCCGAGCCGTATAGCGCGATCCGATCGGTCGTCAATGACCGAGGCGCATTCATCAACGCCGTGGATTCATGGATCGAAAACAACATGATCCACCACCTCGAAATCTCGGCGATGACGGATGCCATGAACGCCGCTTTTGAACTTTACAACGCATCGGCCACCGAATCAAAGGCAGGATCAGGATCGGGAAACTAAACGGCCCCAACTGGCTTGCCGCTTACGTGTTTCGACTTGTCAAGCTGACCGGCTGGGGCTTCGCTCACATTCTTGAAGAACTTCCGTTCGCGGTGGGCTTGCAGTTGCTCCAGGCTGACGATTACTCAAACGGAATCCATCGTCCTTGGTCACGTAACAACGCTAGCGTCGATGTTGACGCTCTCGCCACCATAGAGGCGACACTCGCAAAGTATGGCAAAATTTAAATTCGAGAGCGTGAAGTTTGAGCAGATTATGGCGGACTACGCGACCATTCGCGAGGTCACGATTCCTGACGCCGTTATGCTCAACGCTCGCCTTCTTTGCGTAGAGCTGGCGAGGCGGACGCAGCCTTTCGGGGAGGAGCAAACCTCCGGCACAATTCGCGTAAAAAATGACATCGGCAAGATTATCAAAAACACAGAGCAACTTGACGAATACGCTGACAGAGTCGGATCACAAAGGATCAAGGCGCGACTCAAGGCTTTGATAAAAAGCGGCAGATTTGATATCGTTGAAACGATCCTTCGCAACATCGGCTTTTTGAATAAGTGGACAGGAATGGAAGTCATTGGCGCAAGCAAAATGAAATCCGTTCACAACGAAGCTCGGAACAAAACGACAGGCCGCACAAAGTCACGAGGATCAAAGCTATTTATCGCGTCCGACTCAGATCATGCAACATATATTTCAGAAGTGCAAAAGCGAGTCGGCATCAGCAAGGGCGGTTGGGCAGATTGCGCAACACAGCTAAAAAAAGTGAACAAGGGAGGGCTACTTGCTGGATTTCCGACTTGGGTAAAAAAGGCGATGAAAAGCGGGTCTGGCAAGGTTCAAGACATGACATCAGATTTAAAAAATCCAAGGGTTGAGATGACGAATGATATTCCTTGGGCAAGAAATGTTATCACAAAAAGTGAAGAGGAATTTGCCAAGGCCGTTGTTGTTACAAAAATGAAAAAGCAAATGGAAGCCATCCTAAAAAAGAGACAAAAAACCCTAGTAGAAACTTAATAAAATGGCCGACGTAACCGTAGAATTTGGAGCAACCGACACAGGACTTGAGAAGACACTCAAGGCCGTTCAAGACGAACTTACTCAGCTGAAGGGCAAGGTGTCGAGCGGGGAGCTTTCCATGACCGAACTCGAAAGCACGATGAAGCGCATCGGGCAAGTTACGTCGATGGAGAAAAATATTAAGGCCATCGGAGACTCGTCCACAGCAACCTCGCCAAAGGTAGACGCGCTAGGCAAGGACATGAAAACGACTGGCGATAAAGCCGAAGACGCTGGGAAAAAGGGGGAAATTGGATTTGGTAAGATTGCTATCGGTGCTGGTATCGCAGGCGCAGCGGCCAAGGCTGGATCGATGGTAATAGAGGCGGCATTTGCAGCCGCTCAGAAGACCGTGCAGGGCTTCGGAGACGCTTTAGATATGGGCGGAAGGCTTGCAGACCTCTCGGAAAGAACGGGAGTTGCTGTCGATAAAGTCATGCTGCTGGAGCGAGCATTTCAAAACACAGGAGTCGGGGCTGACTCTCTCGGTCCGATTCTAAACAAAATGCAAAAGGCCATCGTTGACGCTGGCGACGGTTCAAGCAAGGCCGCTGACGCTTTTACAAAACTGGGCATTCCGCTCTCTACGCTTCAAGACCTTTCGCCAGACGAACAACTCCGCGCAATAGGAAAAGCGATTGCCAGCATTCCCGATCCTGCGGAGCGTGCCGCCGTCTCGATGGAGATATTCGGAAAATCTGGCGGTGCATTAAATCAGGTCTTTGCAAACATGGATGGCGAGCTTGAGACAGCAAAGGCTCAACTCGGATCGTTGCCGGATATTATGAAGGCGGGGGCCGCGCAGTTCGACAAAATCAGCGACAATCTAACGATCATCGGTGGGAAATTCGTAGAATTTGCGGCAGGAATTATCGACAAGGTGAAGCCTGCACTCGACGCGCTAACGACTGCGCTGACGCGCATCGATGCTGCGAAATTAGGGCAAGACTTTGCTGGATTTTTCACAGGCGTAGGAGAAGGGATGAAAGGATTCCAAGCGGCACTTGATGCGATTGATGCTGGCGACATGGGAACGGCATTCAAAATCGTAGGGGAGGCGATTCAACTCCAATTTAAAGAGACAGCAAACAGCGTCTACACCAACATGGTCGCGGCGTTCCAAAGTGCTGGCGAATTTCTTGGGGAAATCTTCTCGCCATCCGGCGCGTTGATTTCTACGGTGATTTCGTCGTTTGATTTTTTAGCAAATAAAATCTCTGCCACAATTTCAAGAAACTTGGCAAACGCTCTCTCTGGGAACTATTTGACAGAAGGCATCGCGCTTCAGTTGAATGTGGCAGCAAACGAAGCCAACACAGCCGCAAATAAAATAGAGGACTCTCTGAAAGGAGCGGGTGGGCGCATAGCTGAACAATTTGTAAAAACCGGAAAATCACTGCCAGATTCTTTTGCAGAAAACTACGCCAAAGTTCCGCCGCTATTTACCGACCTAGAAAAACACCAGCAGGAAATTGATAGACTGACGCAAAGCATCACAAAATCACAGGGTGAGCAGACATCCTCTGTTGACGGCACGACAAAAGCTCAAGCCGCCGCAGAACAGGAGGCGCGGAAATACTTTGACGAGTATCAAAAAGGCCAAGCAAAGATATCGGAAGCCGACAAAAAAAAGGCAGAAGATCAGGCGAAGATAAACGAGGGCAAACAAGCGGAACTTCAATTTCAGCTTGAGCTAGCCGAGGCGCAGGCCGCTGGCGATTCGGAGCGCGTCAAGGCTTTAACCGAGGGGAAGAAACTTGCCGACGATTTCGCAAAGGCGATCGCCGCAGGTTATGATCCCGAGTCAGCGGCTGAATTTGCACTACGCATTGCAGAAGCCGCATCAAATTCGCAAAACATCGTAACGACCGACAAGGATGGAAATCCTCTGTTTTTCGAGTCGGCAAAAGCCACAAAATCGATGTCGGAAAATTTAGCGTCGGCAACAGGGTTTGCTCAAACTCTCGCCAACATGAAGCAAATTGAGGCTCTCGAAAAAGGGAACAACACTGCCAAGGCCGCGAGACTTGAATTGAAAGCGATGGATAAAATTCTAGGAACGGATCTTGCGGCAAAGAGCTTCCCTGACATCGTTAAAAAACTCAACATTGACAAGCTCGGCATGACCGGAAGCGAGCAAATAAAAGCTGTCGTGGATTACATGAACGGGGTCAAGACTAACCTATCAAAAAATCCCATCGATTCAAAAGCGGGCAAAGCAGCGATTGACGAGGTCAAGGATAGCATCAATAAATCTCCGTTTAAAGGCAAGCTCGCCCTTGATAGTTCTGAAGCGAAGGAAAAAACAAAAACCGCGTTTTCTAAATTTACAACAACCCTCGATGCTGAAAAAAGCGTCAAGGGCATTCGCGACTCGGTGAAGGACGGCATCGAGCTTGACGTGGCCGCGAAGTCTGGCGCAACCGGATTGCTCGAAGCAATCAAGACCGCAGTCGAAGCGATCAAAACAGCAGTTGAAAAAATCGAACCGAAACTACCCACAGCAGCACTAATCGCTTAAATAATATGAGCTACATTTACCACGGAGAGACAGACTGGATCAAGCAACCGAATCGCGTTGTGCAGACATTCCGGAGCGGACTTTGCATGATACAGCAGGACTACATTCGTCGGGCCGACGACAGCATTGATTACTTTTCTTTTAGGGAGGGCGATGCGATTTCGCCTGAGGACGCTTCCCCGTGCATCGACGGCGCATATATTTTCCCTGCGCCGAGCTACCAAGACATGGGGAACGGATTTATAAAATGCACCGTGACAGCTTACGGAAGAGTGAATACCACTGGCGTTGTTCGGGTCACAAAGCGGGTGGGTAATTACGTTACAACTACAGTATTCCTTACTGGGCCGATTCCGGGCAACGAATTGAGCGTTGAGTCACAAAAAATATTTGATGTTATAAATTTTAACTTTGTTGCTTATAAGTCGGAAATTGTTCCGATTCCAACGTCTCCAAGGCCACTAATTTACGATTTGAATTTGACCCCACTACCGATTGGTGAATTTCGCTCCAATAGTTCTGTCGAAATTGGAGGAATAACAATTAGTGATTATGTGCTTAATCAAGTCGTCGAGATTTATGAGGTTAATTCTTACGGAAATTTCATAGAATGCAACATAAGCATAGCGGCTGATGGAAGGTTAATTAAAACCATAATTAACTAATGGCAAATAACCAAGTTCCTAATATATTCAGCCAGCTTGTTAAGTCTGCGAGCAACTCGGCAGCAGGCGGATATCCATATCAAATTAAGGCGGCTGACCTTGACAAGAATTTCGTTTACGCAACGCTTGAGATCGATGCGACTTTAGTCCAAGAGACATCGGGCCAAGAGGGATTTACCAAACGTAGGCTCAAAATTCCAGCCGTGCCTAGTTCTGGCACATACGTCCTCGGAGCCGTGTCGGGCGGTCTGACGTGGATCGCAACTGAGGAATGCCCATGATCCTAGGCAGGACACCAGCCGGGCTGATCAAGACCAAATCCGACTCACCGCTCGGCCTTCGCGCTGTTAATTGCGCGTGTTGTGAGTCGTCGTGCGGGTGTTATATTACAATGTCAGCCAGCGCACAGTCAGCTTTGAATGGAGCAACATCTGGGACTTTATGGGGTTTCCCTTCAATATATTGGGAACCTTTGGATAATGGTGGTTGGTTTATGTATTGGGATTATCTTGGATCTGATGATGAACCAGGTATGGAGTTTGAGTTGTTTTATACGCCTCCATGTCTTTATGGGTCTGGATATTATTTTGAAAACACATCAACTGACGTAATTGGTAAATACGCATACCTTGTCTCATCACCAAATGTCCAAGGGAGTGACTGTATACAACCTAATTTCACAACTGCGACAGGGACATTCACAATCAATGGCATCGGCCCATTTGCATATTATTATATTACAGGGGACTCAAGTTTCCCAGAGCAACAATATGGCCCCCCGCCTGTGCCAAATTTAATGGTTTCGTGAGTATAAATTTATCAATCTATCGCGCAACACGCCGCGCCCAAATGCTCGCACGCTTCGGCAACGCCGCGCATCGCTTCGCTCGCGCAGGCTTCGCGACCACGCCACCCGAAGCCCTCTCCAACCGAGAAGCAACCTGCAAAGCCTGTCCCGAATGGGACGCCGCCGCACTCAACGCCACAGGCCGCTGTCGCAAGTGCGGATGCTCGACCTGGGCAAAGCTCCGCATGGCAACCGAGCGTTGCCCGCTCGGCAAATGGCAAGCTGTTGACAAAACACACGAATAAATGGCACGCGATCTTTTCATTGACACAACGAACCGCCGCTTGGCGACGAGTTTGACGAGCCTTGCACCGGCGACAACTCAACGCTTCGTGAAGGGCGACAACGGCGCGATCAATTTGTATTTTCTAGAGGCAACAGGCAACGTCTCCGCGCCGTTCAACGTGATCGACTACACAGGCACGAGCGTGAAATTCGGAGTAGGAAGCCGCACAGGAGTTCCAGCCAGCGGCACATTCACGCTCTCTTTTGGAGGCCAGACCAGCGGAGTAATCGGTTTTAGCGCGACCGCAGGCGCGATCTCGTCCGCGCTCAACTCACTCTCAACAATCACCGCCGCAGGATCGGTCAGCGTTGACGGCACGATGGCAACCAACTTCGTCGTTTCGTTCAACTCGGCAGGCACTCAGAGCGCGATCACGGGCAACTTCGCTCGACTCATCCCAACCACGACCGCTCTCATCGACGAGCGCATCGCAGGAAACGCCACCAACGCCGAAATTCAAGAGTTGCAACTTCGCCTTGCGCCAGCAGTATACCAGCCGACATGGACTGATCTTGGCACGGCAATGACGGTCAGCGTAGCCACCACGCTAACAGGATCGACGCTTAACAACGAAATTCAGCGCGTCTCATTTTCACGCGCTCCGTATCTTGGAAGCTATCGCTTCACTGTTCCCACCTACAACGTGGATATCGCCAGCACCGTCACGGATGGCGTATTTATTACGGCAAGCAACCACGGGCTGACGCTCGCACAGCCTGTCGTTCTAACAGGCTTCACCGCTCTGACCGGATACACGGCAGGCATCCAATATTTCGTTCGATCGATCCCACAGACGACCGAGTTTTTGCTAGGCGTAACGGCAGGCGCAGTCGCGATCACGACCGGCACAGGCACGGTGACAACGGGTAGCATTGCCACAACCGTCCTTCGTCAGACCGATCCGCTTGACGCCAGCACGACCGCCGCGCAGTTGCAAACGGCACTCCAAGCACTCGACAGCATCGGCGCAGGCAACGCGACGGTCGTCGGAGTCCAGAACAGTTACTACGACATCAATTTCGGCGGCGACAAAGGCTTCACCAATCTTCCGACATTGGAGGTGCAGAGCGGCTTGACCGCAGCACCAGGCAAGACCGCCGCCGTGGATTTCAACACGTTCGGCGTCCGTGATCTGTTGCTCAATGCAACCTCGGTAACGACCGAGATTGAGGTTGAACTCACGACCGGCGGCGAACGAAGCACGATCATCCTTCAGCCATGCACACTTACCGAAGAATTGATTTCGCAAGGCGGATTGAGCTAATGGACAGCGATGCTTTTCATACGTTCATTGGAACGAGCGCACCTGCAATGGCAGTCCTAATCTCGTTCTCCGAGGTTGAGGCGTGGCTACGCATCGCTTCTCTCGTCCTCGGAATTTGCATCGGCGCGGTATCGTTGTATAAAATGCTAAAATCTAAAAAACCATGAAAACACTACTCGCAAAATTGAAAGAACCTTCCACGTTTCGCGGCCTGGCAATCCTTGGCGGCGTCCTAGGAGTGGCTCTTGAACCGTCGAAATGGGATGCCATTGGCACGGCAGTTGCGGCAATAATCGGGATCATCGAAGTTTTCCGCAAAGAAAAATGACTGCGAAAAAAATTGCGCTCTGGATGATCATTTTTTCGGTCGCTTGCGCGACGATGGCATTCCTGACGTCATGCGCTGGATTCAATAATCCGTCTGTATGTTTGAAAACGGATTACGGAACATTCTGCTACGAATTGCCGGACATCCAAGGCTTGAAAAAATGACCTTCGACGAGCGAAGCGAAATAAACCTAGCGACGCTCCACCCTACGATGCAGAAGGTCATGAGAGCCTTTCTAGGAGCGGCAAAGGGCATCGCCGCAAAAACTGGATATGATGTTAAAATCATTAGCGGCACTCGATCCTATTTAGAACAAGATGCGCTCTACGCCAATGGTAGAACATCGCCAGGGAAAAAAGTCACGAACGCCGCTGCCGGTCACAGCAATCACAATTTTGGAATCGCAGCCGACATCGGAATTTTTAAATGGCGCGAATACCTAGGAGAGCATCCGCTCTACCGCGAACTCGGTGTTCTCGGCAAATCGCTCGGGATGGAGTGGGGTGGCGACTGGAAATTTGTTGACGAACCGCACTATCAGCTACGGCCGCATTGGGCTACAGGCATGACCGAGCGCAATATGCTCGCCAATTTACGCAACCGAGTATCCAAAAAAATCGACATCCTCGCTTGAAAAAAAACAAACAACCGACGGTTGAATCGGAGCGAATAGAAGCACTCGCAGAAGCGAAGCGACTTCTCTCGGAGCATTACGACTGCGGCCTTGCCATCGTTAGCTGGGAACAGGCAGGAGAGACGATGCACGGTGAGTTTGTGTTCGGCAACAAATTTGCCGTCGAGGGACTCGCGAGCGATTCTTTCAACATTTTATTTCCAGACGAAAAAGAAGAGGAAGAGGAGGAAGACGAAGAAGCATGAAACTAACACTTGAATTTGACGAAACGGAACGATACGAGCACGAGGTAGCCTGCAAGGGGCTTGATATCCTAATTCTGCTTGACGACATCGATCAGGAACTTCGATCCGCTTTAAAGCACGAATGCGGCGAGTTCGCAAAGCTCGACGTAGAAACGATGGAGACTGTTCGCTCTTGGATTTGGGAACAGCGTAGCAAGCGAAACATTCCAGAGCTTACATGAAGGGATGGAAAAAATGGATGGCGGTCGGATGCTCTCACGGCGACCAGGTTGACCCAGAGGCCCGCAAGGCCGTCTTGACGTTCAAAGACCGCTGGAAGCCGGACACGACCATTCATCTCGGCGACTTCCTAGACCTAGCTGCGTTTCGCTCCGGTGCGGTGAACGACCCTAACTCAGCAGATCGCGCAGCCAGCGTCAGCGACGATCTTTCTGCCGGTATTGATTTCCTCTACGAACTCCGCCCGCAGCACATTCTCTTCGGGAACCACGAAGCGCGGCTCTACAAGCTCGCCGCCTCGCCAAACGCGCTTGCGGCTCACGCCGCCACGCTCACCATCCAAGCCATCGAGAAGAGCGCGAAGGAACTCAAGGCGCGGCTATATCCGTATCATATTCGGAGCTTCTATGAGCTAGGCAGAACGAAGTTTTTGCACGGATATATGTATAACGAGCAGGCTATTAAACATCACGCGGAGACCTACGGCCAATGCGTGATTGCGCATCTTCACCGCGTAGGCTGGGAACGCGCTCGCACGCTCGACGGCGCGAGTGGCTATTGCGTCGGAATGCTAGCGCGTTTCGATATGGAATACGCTTCGACACGCCGAGCAACATTCGCGTGGTCGCAGGGTTTTGCGTATGGGTATTACAAAGACAATTCGATCACCGTAAATTTATGCGAAAGAAAAATCAATCAGCCCTGGCTTCTGCCGATCTGAACAAAGCCTGGAGTGCATTTTTCGAGGATGTCGCAGTTTGCGACCCCGCCGAAATGAAAAAGGAGGGCTGGATGACAAACATGGAAATTTCCGAGATTTCTAAACTCAAAGGCGAAGCCGGTCGACAGCTCGCCGAGAAAGGCGTCCGCTCAGGCGTCCTCGAAAAAAAAGTAGCCAAAATTTTGGTCAATGGACGCCGCTGGAATGTGAATTTTTATCGCCCTCTTGTTAAGCAGTAAAACCAATCGGAACCGCTCTGGCATTGGTTGTGCGCGTTTGTAAAGATTTTTTTTCAAATTTATTTTCGCACTTCTTGAAAATTTTTCTTTTCATCTTTTCGGAGATGAAAGAAGGTTTGCACATCGAACGAGGGATGAACCCTCCGACGAGGAACCAAAAACAGAAAACCAAAAATGAAAATCAAAATTGCACTCAACACCAAAAGCCGAGAACTCTCCGACTCCCTAGACAAAGTAAACGGCAAGGCAAACACCTCAACCGCCTCCGCAATGGATATCTTGAATGCGACAGAATTTTGCGAACGCCAACTGGCCGAATTCGGAATATCTAAATCATCACGCATCGGAGCCGAGATGACATATACATCAGGCGGATCGGTTGCAAGAGCCTACAAATATACACGCATAGCAAACCGGATCAAAGCAGTTCGTGGAGGCTCGTTCTGGTATGTTACCAGCATCGAACGTGTTGAGCTTTTCCCGAACCAAGACGGCGGTATAAAGGTCGGACTCAACGCCGATCAAGAAAAAACCGCTCTCGCCGGAGTCCGCGCAAAATTCTACAACATCTAAAAAAATATGAACTCACTCGAATTCTTAATCCTTTTTGTTGCCTGTAGCCTCCTCTCATTTGCGGCAGGCTACATCCTCGGCAACGCCAAAGCGATGACCCGCGCCGAGGAGATGCGCCGGTGGTGGCGCGAACGGGAGAGACGCAACGGGCAATGTTAAACGATGAGGATCAACTTGAAATCGAAAATATGTTTATTCGGAGCCTAGCTTGCGCGTTAATTGGTCAAGCGGTCGAGGATTTACGGCATAACAGGACGTATAAAAGCGCATACGCCAATGCGTATGCTGCTGAGAATCGCAAGACTTCACGAATTTTCCTAAATTCGAAAGCATTTATTCAAATTTGCGAAGCACTTAACCTGCCCGCCGACAAAATCAGAACGAAGGCTCATGAACCTCGCGATTGACCCAGGCACAACGCACTCGGCGTTTGTGCAGTTTCACAACGGCAAGGTGATCGACCACGGCCACATTCCGAATGCGGAGATGCGGCAGGTGCTTATCGGTCGCGAATACGACCGTTGCGCCTGCGAGATGATCGCTAGCTACGGCATGGCGGTCGGTGCTTCGACATTCGAAACGTGCGTCTGGATCGGGAGATTCATCGAAGTGGCACGAGTGGACGTCGAGTTAATCTTTCGGAAGGATATTAAACTTTTTCTTTGTGGCACGATGCGAGCCAAGGACGCGAACATTCGCCAAGCCTTGCTCGATCTCATCGGGCCGCAGGGAACAAAGGCCCAGCCGGGGCCAACCTACGGCATAAAATCCCATTCGTGGGCGGCACTCGCTGTGGCCGTTTATGCAGCGAACAACAAAAAGGAAAATAGAAAATGAAAATAACAAAAGGAAAACAACAACGCGCCCAGCGCGTAGTTCTTTACGGCGTCGAATCGGTAGGCAAATCAACATTCGCGGCCAAGTTCCCGAAGCCGCTATTCTTGGACATCGAGCAAGGCACGTCACATCTTGACGTTGATCGATGCGAGATCAACAGCTGGAAGCAACTCACGGACGCATTGGCTGAGGTCAAGGCGACCGATTACAAAACCATTGTCATCGATTCGGCAGACTGGGCAGAACGCCTATGCGTTGAAGACCTGCTCACCACCAGCAAAAAAAACAGCATCGAGGATTTCGGCTTCGGTAAGGGGTGGGTTATGGTCGCAGAGCGCATGAGTCGGATGCTGTCATCCATCGATCAACTCATCGACGCCGGTAAGAACGTGGTTCTTATCGCGCACTCGAAAATAGTGCGCTTTGAAGCACCAGACGCGCTCGCCGCATACGACCGATACGAACTGAAACTAAGCAAGCAAAGCTCGCCGTTGCTCAAAGAGTTCGCGGATGAACTCTGGTTCCTGCGGTTCAAAACCAAAGTCAGCACAAGCGAGACCGGCAAAGGCAAAGGCATCGGCGGCAAGGAACGCATCTTGTTAACCACGCACAGCGCGGCCTACGACGCGAAGACCCGTAGCGGACTTGCAGAGGAGTTGCCGCTTGAGTGGGCATCGGTCTCGCATCTATTCGAGGCCGTTGCAACTAAACAGCCGAAGCATATCGTTGAAGTCGACGAAATGGTCGGATGGCAATCACGGCTCGCAGAGAACGAAGGCGCGGTCAACCAGTTCCTAATCGGGCGCGGCGTCCTTACGAGCGAGCAGACGTGGCGTGACTGCGCACCAGAGTATCTGGAGCGCGTTGCGCTTCGAGTTGATCAGTTTATAAACACGGCTATCGAGTGGAGGAAAGCAAACAAATGAGCAAAGAAATATCACCATCATCCCTGCCCAAACTCGCTGAATGCGCCTTGTTTGAAGGCGCAGGAGGCACAAGCTCGGCGGCAGAGCGCGGCACAGCTATCGACCTTGCGATCCGCAACTGCATATCGGCAGAACATGACGTTGCAATCATAGGCGAAGACGCCGGAGCTATCGCCTACGGCGTCGAGCAACTGACGCGCCTAGCAAAAGGATCGTTCGTGGAGACTCGCGAGGAATACCTCGCGATGGCAGTTCCTGGGCTTAGTAAACTCGGAACAGCAGACGCCGTCTGCAAAGCCGAGAAGTGGGTCGCAGATATCAAAACAGGGCAATTACGAAATTACAGAGATCAGCTTCAGGCATACTCTTTAGCGTGCATGGAAGATAATTTCGAGACTAGCTGGACTGCTCACGTCATATATGTCGATCAAAAGTTAATTCGCAGCTACGAATTCACCTACGAAGAAGCCAAGCAAGGAACGCAGCGCACAATCGACCGCGCAACAAGCGCGGAGGCGCAGCCGACGCCTTCCGAGTATTGTAGCTGGTGCAAGCATTACAGCAATTGCCATGCCATCGTGCGGCAGGCTGAGAGTGCTATCGCTCTCATCCCAGACATGACAGGCAACAGCATCGAGGCGATAAAGGATCGCATCCTTTCAACGCCCGAAACTCTCGGAGCATTCGCGAAAGAATGGAAGCTAGCCGAGAAGGAGATCGCGAAGCCGTTACTTGGTCATCTCAAAACGCGTCTTGAAAACGGCGAAGAAGTGGCCGGATGGAAACTGACAAGCGTAAGCGGACGCAAGTTCGTCGAGGCTGACGCTATTGCCAAAGCATCGCAGAACATCACCAAGGAGACATTGATTCTCGCGATGGGCGGGAATATGTCAGAGGAAAGTTATCTAGAACTTTGCGCCAACAACGGCGTAGAGCCAGACACATCGGCGATCAAGGCGGGATCACCGACAACGCAGTTACGCCAAACAAAAATAAAATAGAAAATACAAAATGCCAACATACAAAGCAAGTGAACCGAAACAAGCGGCCATCTACTTCGTAGAGCCGGGAACATACGAAGTTGAAATTATCAAAGCCGTTGAGAAGACGAGCCAAGCAGGAAACCCAACGATCAAGTTGGATGTCGCCGTCCTACTCGACAACGGCACGACAGGGCCGACAATGTGGGAGCATCTCACCTTCACTCCGAAAGCGGCGTGGAAAGTGGATCAAGTGCTGTCCAGCATCGGTCGCGCAGTCATACCAGGCGAAGACGTCACGGTCGAAGCAGAAGACTTGATAGGCGAAAAAGGCGTCTGCGTCCTCGGCGTCGAGGCAGGGCAGACCAATCCAGAGCACCAATTCAACTGCGTCGAACGTTGGCTCTTCGGCGACGAGAAAGCAAAGTGGCTCGGCAACCGGCGCAAGCCAGCCGCCAAGACCGACAAGCATATCGTCGCCAAAAGCAATGGTTTCGTTGCTCAACCCGCTGACGAAACCGACGACATCCCGTTCTAAAAAATGAACGGAACTCTCTCGCTCCGGTTGGTCATTTGTATGAATGAATGTCCTATTGGCCTACGCCTTGAAAGAAGCGATCCTATGCCAGTATATCAACACACATACGACGACACACCGGAGGGGAGAGCACTCGCGGAACATGACTTACAAAAAATCCAAAACTATGTTGAGCGGCATTCGCTTTCAAAAAAAGGACGCAGATGAATAATCAAGTGTGGCGCGGCTATCCGCTCCGGTGTTGGCCGAACCATCAAGACGATTGCGAGCGATGGGACTGGGAAATCCAGATTGACGGAAAGTGGATTGAGGTTGTAACTCAGTCCACGCGATGGATCGAGGAGGAGGCCGACGAGGTATTGCAGCGGTATTTAAAGAAGAAAAAACATGATTCTCTCGCCTGACTTCTGCGACCACTACAAAACGAAAATCCTGCTACGCCTAGCCGGTCACGCAGGCGTGTTTTCGCTACTGAAGCTCTGGTCGCAATGCCAATTCCGTAAGTCCGAGCGGATCGAAAAGACAGCGGATATCATCGCAGCGATAGCAGATTGGGAAGGCGACCCGATGCAACTCGAAAATGCGCTTGTCGAAAGTGGCTACGCAAGGCGAGAAGGAGACGCGCTTGTCTTGCACCAATGGCAGGATCAGAACAAGAAATTGTTCGCAAATTATCGCAACGGAAAAAAAGGAGGCCGTCCGAAAAGTGACACTCCGAAGCCTGCAAAAAAACCAACAGGAATGCGTCTGTAAATAACCCAAACGAAACCCAAGTGAAACCCAAACGAAACCCAAATGAAACCCAACACAAACCATGTCAGTCCTAGATAGATAGAATATCTATCTCTTATCAGAGATAGATAGGCTTCGCCTCTCTCGCTTAGAGCGAGAGGCGAGCCAAGGGGTAAAACAAAACAAAGGAAAAGATGGCAATTTTAAAAAGACAAGAATCAGTCAGCACAAGGTCGACAGTCCCAACAGCACCGAGCGCGGAAAAGGCCGCGATCAGCATCATTCTTCAGAACTACGAAGTGCTCGATGCCGCGAGGTGGGACGCGGATCTGTTTTTCAACAGCGGCAACCGAGAACTCCTCTCGGCGGCCAAAGAGTGTCACCACGAAGGATACAAGGCCGATATTTTCCGACTCCAGGCGGTGCTGGAGGAGAAAGGGCTGTTGTTTGAGGTTGGAGGCTACGACAACATCACCGAGGCATTTACCGCCTACCCGACAGGCGACGTCGAGGCTGCTTTGCATTTCCGTAAAGACCTGCTCAAGGCTCGGCGGTATCGCAAGGCAATGTCGAAGCTCGCCGAAAGCAGAGACGACATTCGCGAGATGCGTGCCGACCTAAACGGCATCGCTCAACACCTAACCGAGGGTGAAGAGGAGACGACCACGGCGCAAACGATCCGGCAACAATGCCTGACGCTGTTAAGCGAACTTGAGAAAACAACGCCGCCAGAGCGGTTCCGAACCGGCGTCTCGGGTCTCGACGAAAAACTAAACGGCGGTTTTGAGCGTGGGACGCTCGCTGTCTTCGCTTCGGAGACTTCGGGCGGTAAATCCATTGCTTTGCTTCAAACTGCGCTACACGGGGCTTTAAACGCCAAGTCGGGGGTGATCTTCTCGCTAGAGATGAGCGCAACGCAGGTCATCGGACGCCTAGTCGCCGCGCAAAGCGGATGGCGTTGCGTCTCAGCCTACGAAAAACCAAGCACGGCACAGGTCAACGGCATGAAAATGGGCATCGCGGACATCTCGGCACTACCGATCACTCTGCACGACCAAGTATCGGATATCGACACTATCGAGTCGCTTTGTAGACAACAAAAGCGCACCGGCCTTGATTGGGTGGTGGTGGATTACATCCAGCTTTGCTCGCCGTCCGCAGATAGCAAGAGCGAGACACGCGAGCAACAGGTGAGCGAGGTTGTGCGCCGACTCAAGCTGATGGCGTTGCATCTTAATGTTTGCGTCTTGACCGCATCCCAACTAAACGACAAGGGAGAGCTACGCGAGTCACGGGGCATCGGGCATCACGCCGATTATGTTTTGCACATCGATCATGCAAATCACCCCGACACCGAAATCAAACTTATGAAAAACCGAAACGGAGAACGTCACATCTCCGCTCCGGTGCTAATGCAAGGCGGCATCAGTCGCTTTGTCGATAGGAGCGTTAAATGAAAGAGACTCAAATTGAATTTAACTTTACCCCGGTGCGTGTAGTCAAAAACAAGTGGACTGATATTTGGCATATCATGATGGGTCACCTTGTTTGGCCAGAAGACACAGAGCAAATATGTTTTCAGAGCATTCAAGAAGCTGTGGCCTTTGCAAAAAGCCACGGAGCGAATCCACAGGTCGTTCCCAAATAAACAAGAAATAATTTGCAATGCAAAAAAAATATGCGAAACCAAAACTCGATGGACGACTTGACGCGAGACGCGGCGGAATACGACGAGGCTTCGTATACGCCAGACTTTTATTCGTTCGACGATCCTACTGCCGGTCACGCATTCCGCATGACTGCCTACAGAGAAGCATCGGAGAAACTTCTGGTTGTTCTGAACAAAACGATCAGCTTCTTAGCGGAGCATGGCTACTCCAGAAGCAAAACTCTCTGGGGCGTTGCATTCGCGCTTGGTCATCCGTTAACCGCGGGTATGTCCATGCTCGAAGCAGGACGCGAACTAGGCTGCACAAAGCAGGCGATCTCGAAGATCGCAATGGACTTCCTCGACACTTCGGGCCTTCCGCCTAGCACATCTTTGAAAAGCGAGGAGGCTCGCAACACATACCGCAAAACAAACACCAATAAATATGGACACAAACGAAATAACGGCACTCACCCTGCCAGCAATTGAAACAGAGATACGCAACGCATACGCGGAAGCCAACGCCCTAGCAGTAACTGCCAAGGGCAACGCACGCGCCGCGGTGCTGCGCATGGCAGATTGTGGGCAGATGCTCATGGTCGCCAAAGATCACGTCCGAGGCAACCGAGCCGAGTGGCTCGCATCGCTCGGCATCGATGCAGACAAGGCAGCTAAGGCGATACATCTAGCACGCAACCGAGATCAACTTGAGCTTGATTTGTGGCCAGCCGACATGGCAAAACTCGGCGCGCAGATGCTCGGCATCCTACCGCCTCCAGGTTCATCGGGTCGAGAGGAGAACGATCCAGAACGCACGACGGGCGCAAGCACGCATTGGCTTACCTATGCAGGTAAGCTGCAACGCTCGGTTGCTGACCTATTCGCACGTAAGCCGATGGAGCAATGGCGACACGATGAGCGGGAATCGTTGCGCGTTGCAATCAAGCCGATCGCAGAACTTTACGCGAAGCTCAATGCGTAAAAACTTTTGTAAAAATTTAGGAGGCTTCCGTAAATGTTTGACTATCGGGGGTTAACATACT